ACTCGGATCTGGCGAACACCATCGCGAACGGTCTTCTCACGGCTTCCGGCGTCATCGGTCTCGGGCTGACTGCTTGGGGCCTCTACGGCTGGTGGAAGAGCAAGCAGACGGTGGAACAGGCATGATCTGGGCTCTCATCCCCAACTGGCTCAAGATCGCCGCTGGTGGGCTTCTCTGCGCCGTTCTGTTGGCCTCGGGCTCCTACTGGCTGGGAAAGCGCGAAGGTCGCTCACAGACCAAGATTGAGGCCGCCAAGGAAGCCGTCAACCGCATCAATCAACTGGAGAAGAACAATGCGTCTTTCCGCAATCTTACGGATCGCGGCCGTTGCCTCGTGTTCATGCGCGATAGCGGCTTGCCAGACAGCGCCTGCGACTAATGGGGCTGGTTACAGCTTCGTCAAGTTCTCGGACCCACAGGCGGCTCGGCTGGCGTCGCAAGATGAAACAGCCGGTCCGGCAATCAACTCGAACAACAGGCAATGCGCGGCTGACGCTGCGTGCCGCAAGTGATGGCATAAAGATTTAAGGCTGGGGTAATGGCAGGAAACCAAGAGATGAGCAGCAATGGCTTATATCATCCAACCCCACCTGTCGCCTTTCCAAACAGCATACACCAACGATGAGCTGATTGCGTACTGATCAGCTAACTCGACGGCACGAACTTTCCCTCTGGATTCCCTTATCCGACGCACGTCGGCCTCCTTGAGTTTTGAAGCTGGGTTCTTTTCGCCTCGACCATCTGTGCCATGAATAAGTCGATCTGCTTGGTTCTCTTTCGGTGTTTTCCACGAGACGTGCCGTTTATTTACGCAGGCTAAAAAGCCAGCGCCGCAGACATGAGCCGCTTGATGTCGATCGGACGGAGGTGCGCCGTTGACGCGCTCACAGACAATTCGATGAACCTGTCTCAGTTCGCCGTCTAGTGAAACGATGCCGTATCCTTGTTCAGAGCGAAGATATGGCCACGGCAGACAATCATTGCCTTCAAATTGCAGAACGACATCGTTCAGAAACGCCATTGCCTCGCCTGGCGAAGAGTTCCCCATCAAAGGGGAGCCGTGGCGGTGGTTTCTCCAATAGTGCGCGCTGCACATTCCTTGAGACAGGATGGCGTCATCGCAGCCCTCAACGGAGCATGGTCCTAATCTGCTCGTAGGCGAAGCCCTGCCAGCGATCGGGTCGCCGTTCCGCCTCAAACGCAAATAGTGAGATTCGCAGAAGCCTTTCCCGAAGTGCTTCTTGCCGCAACTCTCTATTGAGCATATCCGTATCTTAGCCATTTCGACCTCTCAACAGGTTGGCTTGGTTAGAGCGCGCCGTGATGTGTCCAGCATCCGGCGCGTTCGTCATTTATAGCATATGAAACACGAGAAGGTGACCCGTTTAATGGCTAATGGGAACGGTGAAATGCAAAATCCATTCGACCCACTAGCGTCGTATGCCCGGTTGTCCGAAAGGGTCGAGAACCAGGGCAAAGACATAATCGACCTCCGGTCGAACATGAACACCGGGTTCCAGACGATCAACACCAGCATTTCTCAACTGTCGAATGAGCTTCGCAATTCGAGCAAAACGCAGTGGCCGGTTATCTGGGCAGCGGCTGGCGTGTGCTTTACCGTTCTCGCGACCGGCGGCGCCTTCTTCTATAACAGCCTCAGCAAGGGGCAGGATCGCCTTGACCTGATCGTCGCGAAGAATGCGGAGACATCACAGTCCGCTATCACTGCCGTGGTCGACAAGATGGTGACGCAGAAGGAAATGGAGTGGCGCACTGCCCGAGGCGCAGAGGATCGAGCCCGGATGGAATCGTCCGTCAAAGAGGTGCGTGAGGCTCAGGTGCCGCGCGCCGAACTCGAAAGGGTGTGGACCAGCCAAGCGAATACCGATTCCGACCAGCAGCGCCAGATAGATGAGCTAAAGCAGGCCCAGACGAGCGTGTATGGCGCCAGAGACGTGATCCTAGACCTTCGCCAGCGGGTAGACCGAATGGAGCGCGAGAAGGCTTCACCGGGCAGCTGAGGCGACAGGCAATATCGGCACCCAACATTTTGTAAACGGTTCGCCTGTAGGCTTCGCTTATGAAGAAGCCCAGAACACCCAAGCCTCTTCTGAGGCACGAAGAACCTCTCCGCTCTCGGCCACGGCGTCGTCGGGACCCGGCTCAGCCGGCGTTGCCGCTGGAGCCAATGCCGGCTCGTGTTGAGCCTGCCCTTGCGCTGCTAAAGCAAAAGCCTCCCTCAGGCGACAAATGGGGATGGGAAATCAAATGGGATGGCTACCGGCTCGCGGTCCACGCCGACGCGAGCGGCGTCAGGATATTGACGCGCGGCGGTTATGATTGGGCCGCTCGGTTTCCGGCTATCGAGCAAGCGGCGCGAGATCTCGGCCCCGCGTCATTCATCATCGACGGCGAAGCGGTTGTCCTGGACGAGCAGGGACGCTCGGATTTCAACGCGCTTCAAAACAGCTTGGGTGCTGTTGGCGCGAGGAGCGGCAAGAAGGTAGCAGGAAACGCCATCCTCTATGCGTTCGACCTCCTTTATCACGACGGCCACGATATGCGTGAGCTTCCGTACAGAAGCCGTCGGCACCTCTTAGAGGAAATGCTGACAGGGTTCGAAGGTGCTATCAGGATTTCAGAAGAGGTTGAAACCGACAATCCCGCCTTGATGCTCGAACATGCGTGCCGTCTCGGGCTGGAAGGTATCGTCGGCAAAGATCGAAATAGCCCATACCGGAGTGGTAGAACTGGCGACTGGATCAAAGTAAAATGCGTCCAGTCCGAACCCTTCATGATCGTGGGGTATGAACCCTCTATGTCGGCCAGCGGTGGATTCGCATCGCTGTTGCTGGCCGCCTATGACGGCGATGACTTGCGCTATGTTGGCAGCGTCGGCACGGGATTTAAGGAACGCGCCGCAATCGAGCTGCGCCGGATGTTGGATAAACTGTCTTGGCGGAAGAAAAAGGCGCCCGTGGCCTATTCCGGCCGGCGTGAGGTCGTTTGGGTGCAGCCTACGCTGATTGCAGAGATTGAGTTCCGCCAGATGACGCCGGATCGCAAGCTCCGTCACGCGGCTTACAAGGGGCTGAGAGAGCGACAGGATAACGCGGACGTGTATCGGTTTGAATAAACCTCGGGGCATTTCCTGTATGGTGTCCCTATGAGCGAATTCAAGATTGAACCGGTTACGATCCTTTGGGGTGATTTCGAAACCCTCGAAACTGTCACGGACCTTGCCCAGGTTCTCCTCCACAAATGGCCCGGTGGCGCAGACGCTCAAGCTTATATCACTGCCCTGATGGTCTGCTCTGCCGTTCTCGAAAACGGTTTGGACGATCGACCGGAAGATGCACGCGCGGCATTTGTCGATGCGGTGCACGAGGCCGGGTTGTCAGTCTCCCCGGATGATGATGCGCTCGATCTATGAATGACGGCCGCGTCAGATAAGAAAACCCGCCAGCAGCCTCGTACTGTCAGCGGGTTCTCAACGTTCGGAATTTCCGAACGTGGGGAATTTCCCCACGTCTCCGTAAAGGAGATGCAGATCAATTGCACCAATCAATGCGGTGCTTTGCGCGCCATTCTCGCGCCAACCCTTCCCCCATAAGAACCTGCCCAGCTTCCCGGCCATCGGGAAGATAGATATTCACGAGCGGTCGCCGGGTTTGCGTCCGGTCTCTCGCGCCGCTGTCCTCGATGCGAGGCACGCCGTCCAGCAGCAGTTCTTTCAGCCTGGCTTTCGCCTTCAGCGCCAGATCCCGCTCAAACTCGCATTTGGCACGGCTCCCCATTTCAGGCGCGTCCACGCCCGACTTGAACGGCACCCCGCCGCCCAGCAGACGCATGTTCTGGCCTTCGCATTTGATGGTGTCGCCGTCGATCACCACCAGCGAGGCGCAAGCTATCCCTTGGCCAGAATGGGCCGGTGGCGGCAACAGAAGCCCCAACATCACCACGCTGCCGATAGTCATTTTCATCATCTGAATTGCCCGATTTTTCATTGAAACGCGTGTCTCTCGTTACCTGACACGAGGTAAACGAAATGACACGTCGCATTGATTTTCCTTGCTGTTCTCGAAGCTTCCCAAGCTGATGATGGGGTTTCGATTACCCTCACCCGCTCCAGTCTTTTCAATAACTTAGAGGATGCGACGTGTCACCCGTGTCACGTCATGTCACTTTCGCTTTTCAGCGCGCATTTCCGCGATTCGTCTGCTCGACTGCAAACCGTCGCCGCGGCTATACCTTTTTGTCATTTTCGGCGTGCTGTGTGTCGCCAGTTCTTGAGCGGCTTCAAGCGACCCGGTTGCTTCAACGGTCTCTGAAACGGCACCCGCGCGCGAATCCATCGACCACACATAATCAGGCACGCCGGCCGCTTTCCGCACTTTACTGAACTTGGTCGTATAGTGGTTATCCCGGTATGGCTTGCCTGTGTCCTCATCAATCACGACTGGCCCGATTTCGGGTATCGTGTACGCCTTCAGCGCTTCCGTCACCAGCGGCATAACGTTTAGGTCACGAGAGGCGAGGGCGCCCGTCTTGCTCGTCTTGATGGACAGGATCATATCTTTCGAGATATCCCCAGCCGTCAGGCCGCGCCAGCGGAACGGTCCACCTTCAGGCGGCGGCGACCACTCCCCGATAACATCGATGCGGCGCAAGGCCGTTTCGAATTTCAGCGCCTCGACAAACCCGATAGACGGGCATTTCATTTCGGCGCTTTTCTTCACGATGGCCTCGCATTGCGCATAGGTCATTGCGACGGTTCGGCCGCCTGGCTGTTCGAACTGCATATCCGACAGGATAGAACGCGCTTGAGCGCAGCCGTGCAAGCGTTCTCCCGCGCCATAGGACAAGATAACCCGCAAGAGCTTGATTGCTCCAGCGGCTCGCCTGTGCCCCTTCTTGCGCCATTCCCCGAACCACTTCTTAAAGTCCGAAGCTTTCAGCACGTCGATCCGGCGCGAGCCGATATTCTTTTCCAGCACGCGCAAGCTCGGCTCATAGTCCCTGATGCGCGTCGAGTGTTTGACGCTATGGAGGGAACTGGTGGTGTCGAACTTGTATGCGTCGATCAGCGCTTTGATAGTTCCGTCGAAGGTCGGCGGAGCGCCAAGCGCTGAAAGTTCGCTGCGCAGCTGGTCGGTCAGACGCCGGCATTCGGCGGCGATCTGGTCTTCCGTTAAATCGTCATCAAGACGAATGGCCGAAAGCGCCGCGGGCGAACCCTTCACGGCGCGTTTCGGATCCCAATAATGGACACTCGATCCATCTTTGTTGTCCCGGTATTTATAACCGGGCCTGTCAGTCCTCATCAAAATTGTCCTTTCCGTCTGGGGCAAGAGTGCCCAGAGGCAGGATGCGGGTGTTGGCGACACGCTCGTCAAGGCCGTCCTGCCTGTGGATAGTGGGAATAACGGTAACAACCAGCGTCCGTAGATCAACTTGGACCGCCGCGCCTTCGCTGCGAGCGGCCCTGATGATCCTTTCCATGTCAGCCTGTCTGAAGGCGCCGTGGCTCAATCGTTCGCCTCCCCGCCTTCTTGGATGCGCATGACGAAGGCAGCCAGGTCGCCTGCCTTCATGTCCTCGCATTCGGCTTCGTACTGAACGAGCAGACACATGCGAATATGCGCCTCGTCGTCATCTTTGGGCTTCCGGTGGTTCAGCGTCTCGATCAGCCTCGTCCTCTCGGAGTGCATGAACTCCAACATAGTGCTGAGATATTCGCCTGCGGGCTTGTGGCCTCTGTCGGTCTTGCTTCTGGGCTGGTTCATGACGCCGGAAAGCCCGGTTATGGCGAGCGAGAGCGCTTCGTACACAGCATTGAACTGACGGCCCTCGAATGCCGTCATATCCAACTCGTTGAGCCAATCCTGCTCTGGGCGAAGGAATTGAGCAGGGATACCGTTAATCGCCGTAATCATGCTTCTTCTCCCGCGGTGATGAGGGTTGCGAGGAAGATGGCCTGATCCTGGCCGCTCATCGACGAGCCGTAGACCCTCTTAATGTGCGCTGCTTTCATGCGCGCGTCTTCCAGCGTCTTGATCGGATGCGCGATGATTGCTTCGTTCAGATCGTTTTCCAGACCGGAAAGGCGATCCTGCTCTTTGCCGAGATCATGGAACCCGCTTGATGTGGCCCATGCCTGATAGCGCGCTTCGCGGGCGTCGAACATCGCGAGATAACGCTCACGATCAGCTTCGATCCTGGCAAAGTGAGGCGCGAAGTTCTGCGCGTTTCCGCAGAAATCTGCGTTCATCTTGAAAGCCCGCGCCTCACAGTCGAAGAGGTGATTCACAGCATCGCGCGACATTACGAACTGTTGCTTCAGCATGTGCCAGCGGTAACTGTGTGTCAGTTCGGCTTTCTCGATCTTCGCCACAGGCGGGCGCTCGGGACTTTCCCAAAGAGCCTCCGACAAACCGTCGATGCGATTGGCTTCCGCCGCGACTTCGTTATAAGCGGCGATCAACTCCACCAGCGCCGACGGCTCGGTCTGGGCGGTTGTTACGCCCTCGCAGGCCGTGGCGGCTACAGGGAGAGCGGCAGCAGCTACGCCGCCGAGAAAGGTGCGACGGGTCGTTTTCATGCTGAATGCTCCTCAGTAACCGGAATTTTGATGAGGGTGTGGACGCCATCGTGATTGATGGTGATGCGATCGATCGCCAAATCGGGATTATCGCGGATGATCTGACCCGCCTGCTGCAGGAGATCGGAAAGCCGTTCCTTCGCCGTCTGGCCTTCGAGGTAAGCGAGCGCGCCCTTCACGAGCGTGGCGCTGACCACGGAACAGTCGAAGTCCTCGTTCTCCTTGTCAGCAAGACGAAGCGCTGCCATCAAGCCGTCAAAGGATGTAAGCCGGGCCGAGCTCTCGAAAAACGCATTCATTGCAGAATGCATCTCGATTTCCTCGGGGCTGTCTTCCAGAGGGCCGTTACGGTTGTTTGCTGCTTCGATCGCTGCGTTGTGGCGCGCAATCATCGCTTCAAGGGTAACTTCGGGCATGGCTTCGCCAGCGGCCGGAATGGTGTTCGGCATGATGGTGTCTCCAAATTGTCAGGTGAATTGGGTGGTCGACAGCATCCCCGAAAGAGATGCTGTCCGTATCAGTCGTTAAGCTGCTGTCGGCGTGGTGGCGTCCTTGGCGGCCTGCTCAAGGCACTGGCCGAATGTCCAATCTGGATGCTGATCCCAATACGGGGCCGCGACCTTTTCAGCCGTTTCCATTTCGAATGCCACTTCACCGATCGCATGTTCCTTTTTGCGCCGGCTCTCGACGGCCTTGCGGAATTCGAAGCGAGACAGTGAAAGGGTGAGCTTGATCTTCGTGCCCTCGTCATCGACCGACACAGCGCCAGGCAACAAAAGGAAATTGAAGCCGAGCTGCTTTTCGTCGCGAGCCTTCAGCGCAACCTTGGCAAGGGCATTGGCAGCCTCGCGCAGATCCTTGGTGATCGTGGCCATGCTGGTACGCTTGCGGTCGTCACGACTGATCTTGCCGTAAACCGTCGGCGCCAGCGTGCGGGCGTTGAAACCTTCGCCAGACATGGCGGCCTCAACCGTCTTGTTGATGATGTTGGAATATGCGGTCATGCGGATGCTCCTTTGCGCTCCCATGCGCGTGCGAAGTTTTCAAACCATTGTGAGACTGCGAGAAGGGCCAGCACGTCGACGGCGTGGTCGAGTGCGCGCGGAACGGACGTGGCCATTACGGCCGGATCTGGTAGAGCCTTGACGAGTTCAGTTGCCCGGATGACCTGCATGATGTTTGCGCGGTCCTGCTGAGTACCGAAGGCTTTCTGCAGGCTTGCGGCATGCTCAGCCGTAACCGGTTCAGCTGCTGGCATCGCCTGCACTTCGTCGTAAAGTGCCTTGGCGCTGTTGAGCGCTTCCACGGCCTTCTGAAAGCCGGGATCGTTGGCAAGGTCTTCTTCGGTGATATCGTCATCCGATGTCGGGACGAAATTCGCGCCAACCAAATCGTCCGGAACATCGGACGAAATCCGTACGATGGCGGACGAATCCGCAACTACCGGGATATCGGCAGTTTCAAAACCTGACTGATGGGCAGGTTTACCTATAGCCGCCGTGTTCTGCTGATAAGTGGTGCCGTTTCGCTCTACGGTGCGGACAGTCTCTATCTGGCGGAAACCGCCAGATACATCGGCTCGCAACTTGCCGACCATCTCGTGATGGACGCCAGCCCGCCTGGCAATTTCGCGGTCGCTCCACTTGGACCACTCTGCATCCTGCAAAAGGGTCGACACAGCGCGGCGCTTGTCTTCATTGGTGCGGCGCAGGCCGTGCGAGGCATTGGCGCCAACACTGAACAGGATTGCATCCCGGCGTGTACCCTGTCGCACATCAGCGATGACGCGCTGCGCGCCGGTTGCCTTGAGCGCGTGATAGCGGTGAAAGCCATCGGCCAGCCAGTATGCCTTACCATCGTGGAAAAGCACGATTGGGGGGAATACAGCGCCGTTACGCATCGCGTCCGCATAATCGGCAACTACAGCTTGATCAACGCTGGCGCGGGACTGTGTGCCGCCGTCTATGCTGATCGAGGCCAGTGCGATGTTGTTCGCTGGCAGTTTGTCGTTGGGGGCGAACTCGATGACCATCACTTCGCTCCCATAGCCTTGAGAGCGTTGATCACGTTGTCAGCAATCGACTTCGCGTTGAGCGCGACCGCCGAGACAGCAAAGCCGTCAGAGCCGCCGATGCCATCGCCAACCTTGTCCAGCGCGTGCAGCAGGTCGTGGATTTCTTCGACTTGCTCAAGGAGTTCGGCCAGCTTCGGAATGTTCTCTGGGTGAACATTTATCCCGTGGGGAAGATCGATCCGCAGATGCTCCGAGAGCTTCAAGAGGTTGATGCCAGACGGCATATTCTCGTTGCGCTCCCACTGGCTGACAGCCTGAACTGTCACTCCCATGAAATCAGCAAGCTCAGCTTGGCCCATATTGAGGGACTTGCGGGCCTGCCTGATCTTATTGCCAATCGTCGTTGCTTTCGCTTCGGACACGTCGGCGCATTCGGTCTGTTGGTCAGGCGTTTTCAAACCCAAAAGCAGCCACGCGACACTTGACCCGAAGGTATCAGCGTAAATGCGCGCTGATTGTTCGTTGTATTCACGCGTGCCATTTTCATGGTGAATGTAGGTTGATACCGAAACGCCGGCAGCACGAGCTGCTTCAGATGCGGACGCGAATTCCGCAGCGTTGCGAAGATCGAAAAGCCTCTGTGCTTTCTGCGAGCGCACAAAGCCGGCGTCGGGTTCCCCCACCTCATCGCTCTCACCAATGAGGTAGGAGACAGAGCAGCCTAAGACTTCAGCGATAGCTGCCAATCCGTCTACGGAAGGTGACTTCGATTTTCCAACAAGGATGTCACGGATGTACTGACGACCAAAACCCGTGGCGATTGATGCTCTGCTGACGTTTGTGTTGCAGGCTCCAAGGCGTTCCTGAATGCGTTGAATGAGGACTGACAATTGACCGCTCCATCGAGTTGATGGAGTTATAGTTAACATCAGCGTGTGTTATCGTCAACACATTGAATTGTTATTTTTTAGGCATAGGTAATTTCGCGACCACGGCACCCATAGCAGGCCATGTGAGCCACCGAAGTAAAATGACCTCTGGTGGATTAAAAGTTCTCACTCGAACGTGTTGCTCGGCGCCCCCTCGTTCCTCTTTGCTTTTATAGTGCTCGTACCCGACCCAGTTACGAAGAATGCCTGCTGTTCGACCGTCTGAAAGACCGTGAATAAGAAAGACTTCACCCGCGTAGTCTGCTGAAGCATCGGGGTCCACAATTGCAATCTCTCCCTTACGAAGAGCCGGCGCCATCAGATCGTCTGGCACTATGATGCCGTAAGCCCCTAAAGCCTCCGCTACCGGATAAGTTCGAGGCAGGAAAAGCGTTGGATTGCTGTCAACGACCCACAGCCCATCCTCGTCAATCATCGAGAAAACGGGGATTTTCTCGGCATCCCGATAATCTTCCGCGATGTGAGCGCGCACGCCATACCCACCGTTGTATTTGCCCGAAAACCTGATCAAACTCTCTTCTGCTTCTTGAAAGGGAGACAAGCCGAGCGCTTCACGGATCTCTGGCATATATTTTGATTGCCTCGTTAAACCTCTCTCAAGTCGGTCAATTGTCTGTTGGTTCGTGCCGGCCCTGGACGCCAGTTCTGCTTGAGAAAGGCCAAGCTTCTCACGAGCAGCCCTGATCTCATCGCCCTTAGCGGACATCATCCGGTCAATTCTGGTTTCTTTCTTTTCGTCGGTCATTTGCCCCACCATCTTTTGATGGCCCTTAATGACACACACAAATTCATTTGTATAACATCCGAATGTGTTATTTCTCTTGAAGGTTAACAGTCCGACGTGTTAACTGTGTCGGGCCATGATAAACACACCCAATCCAAAAGAGATCACGCGGTTGTTAGAAGCCGCAATTTCCATCGCTGGGTCTGAAGCCAAGCTCGGAAAGCTTGTCGGAAAATCCCAAAACGCTATCTGGGCCGCGAAACGTAAGGGTCGCGTCTCTGCAGAATTGGCAATTTCCATTGATCGAGTGACGAAGGGTTTCATCAAGAAGAGTCAGCTTCGCCCTGACCTTTTTGAGGAGGCATTGCCATGACGGCAACACCTTCGATCACCTCTGCCGCCATTTGGCTTTCGAACCTCCCCACATGGCCACCGGAACCCGCCCAGGAGTTGGCGACACGGTTCGGCCTTTCCATGCCTCAGGCTCGTGCAGCCGTTGAGGAAGCCCGCAATATGAAGATGCTGCGGAGAGCTTTCGGCTGATGAGCACGACCGCAACAACATGGCTCAAACGGCAGGTCATTCCCGACAGGACGCTTATGGCGATCCTGAAGGTGCTGTCGCGTTGCGCTGATGATGTTGGCGCCTGCGGCATCACCAGAGAAGAACTTGCCGATCGGCTTGATGTTGCGGAGCGCACAGCCAGACGCGGGATCACCGCTTTGGAAACTCTCGGCCTCGTGTCCCGAAGCCGCCGGCAGGCGTCAGAACGACGCGGTCGCGCTGCTGATCTCATCAGCCTGAAACTGGATCACGACTTCACCCTGACCAAGGAGCAAATCATGGGTGCCAAGCGTATGGGACCAACCGGACAAAATGTCCTGTTAAACATTGGGGACCAACCGGACATTTTGACCGCTGGTCCCAAAGAAAAAAAATCGCCTGCCCTATATAAAGAACGCGCGCGCAGCGTAATGGTAGAATCTTCACCGTTACATTCTCCATCTTCTCTCATCGTTTCAAATCACGTTCGGTTTGATCGCGGTCGCTTAAAATGGCGCGCAACGATCACGGCCATGGGCGTCACCATGGACTTGGGCAGGTTCGACACGGAAGACGAAGCAAAGGCATATGCGGATCAATCCGAGGCCGATGTTCGCCGCACATCCACCATGAAAGCCGGCACACCGTCGTTTCCGGTTTTCGACCCCTCAAAAGCAAAACTGGACGCTCCTGCAATCGGTGCGTGGCTGTTTGGCGATGACGACGAGGAAAACGGTGGAAACGGCGCTGGCGAAGCCAGTGCTTTGGGTCAAGGGACGAAGTTCCTTGCGGGTTTGGGCGGAGCCCATGAACCAACTGAGTATGACGCTGCGCGCGCGGGCGAGGTTCGGCAATGATCGCTCTCGCCACGATCGACAAGCTCGGCAAACTTTTCCCGCGTCTTGCGAGTGACCATGACGGCGAAGTCGTCGCCACAGCACGAGCAATCATTCGCATCCTCGAAAAATCCGGCGCCTCACTGCACGACCTTGCCGGCGAGATGCAGCCGAAGGTGAGGGTCGTTGACCGTGTGGTTTACCGAGATCGGCCTGAGCCAAAGAAGCCGAAGGCGAGGAAGAAGGCTGAACCGCCGCCACCGCCGATGCCCGACCGCGTCAAAGTGGATTGGGAAGTCGTGACGAACTGGGCCCCCCACCTGATCAGCGAATGCGACCTCAACGAAAAAGAAACGTCGTTCATCACCCAGGTGCTGGCTTGGGCGAAGCTCTACAAAAACAAGCTCACGCTGACGCCGAGACAGGCGGACTGGTGGGCGCGAATCCTCATCGAAAATGAAGTCGATGTTGGCGCTCCGGCGGGAGGCGATGAATGACGTCTTCCGCGTCCACCTTGGACATCGAAAAATTCCGCAAGGTTCACGTCCTGATGACCGCGGGCGCGACTGATGGCGAGCGCTCGGCGGCCAAAGCCCGCGCTGAGGCCATGGCGAAGAAGGCGGGAATGACGCTCTCGCAAGCCGCGTCCAGTTTGGACGGCATTGCACCATCCAAGCCGGCCAACTTATTTGAAGGCTTCGATGACTGGATGGAGGAGAAGGAGCCTGGATACAAAGCACGCTGCGCTGCCAAGAGGGCAGAGAAAGACGCAGCCGATGCCATCCGCCGCAGAGAGGTGCTTTCAAAGTACGGGACAGAGCAATCCTTGTTCGCACGCACCAAGCGAGAGCGCCAACTGGCGGCTGCCGTGCACGATATTGCGGAATGGCGTGATTGGACCGATGAGGACGGGACAGTTCACACCTATGCCGACAGGATCGACGGCAAGATGGACTTCTGGAATCGTGAAGCACTTACCGACAGGGTTTATGCCGCTGTAGTTGGCGCTTACCCCGTACCATCAGAACTACGAGCCGTGCTCAGCGAATACGAGGATTGGAGAGAGCTGGAAATCGAGCGCGCTTTGTTCTGCGAAGGGGAATGGAACCACCATCGAGAGGTTGAAGCGCGGATTGCAGTTCTGAAGGATGAACTTGATAATCGGCCCGCCTCTTCCTGGGATGACACAGCTGCCCGGATGGATTGGTGGGAAGAAAACCTGTCTTGGGATTTTACCCCGAGCCTCGATGAAGAGCGACTGCGCAAGGAACGGATAGCTGCCGATCTCCTGTTTCTTCGTCACGCTGCCAAAAATGGACAGGGGTTAAAAGAACCCACCACCGCGCAGCCTGCCCAAAATGGACGCCGCACCAATGCCGATAAAGCGGCCGACGTAAAGTCTCTGCTGCAGTCCAATCCCGAACTATCCGACCGCGAGATTTCCCGCCGCGTGGGCGTCAGCCCTCAGACGGTTGGCAACTGGCGCGCGCGTCTGGCCCAAACCGAAATGTTTCAACCCGAACAAGGATCATCCAAATGAGCTACAATCGCAGAACAAAAGCTTATCAATCTCGGGTCAAGAAGCTCGCGAAAGCTTTCGAGTACCCGCCTCGCACGCCGACGCCGGACGGCAAGTCTCGGCACATGACCTTTGATGAGATCATTGCTTCGCAGCCGGACGGCACACCTCGATACCTGATTGAAGACGCATTGGCGTTGCTTGCTCGGGAAAGTCTCGCACTGAAGCGCTACGCCGAGAAGGACGCGGTGCGTTACCAGGCGGTGGCGGATAAGGCCAGCAGCAAGCTCATCGAAGTCAAGAAGCCAAAGCTCAGAATCGTGGGGGACGCATAATGATCCTGCTCGAAATCATCAAGCTTCGCCTGGCGATGCCTTCGACGGCTAGGTTCTTCGCGGGCGCCGGTATCTTGATCGCATGCGTCGGCGTGATGCTCTTCCTCTTCTGGCGGCCAGCACCTGACCTGATGGTTCTCAACTGTGCCGGTCTCGTCACTTGGCGCTTGGCACAGTGGCGTCTGAAGCAGATAGGCAAAAACGGGAGGATCGGCCGATGACATACACATTCCCGCCATCGCTGTACCCGCTGCGCGACTATCTCAAAGGCCAAGGCGCAGACACCCGCGCTTTCGTCTCCGCTCGTCAGGCTGCTTTCATGGCGCAGCAGCTGCTCGGTACGCGCGTCAAGTTTCCCGACAAGGGTGCCGACATGACATCGACGCTCTTTCTCATTCAGAAAGCGGTTACGGAAAAAGGTATGGTCATCATGACCACACCCAAACCGGAAGACCGAACGAAGGGTAAGAAGCCCAAGGCAAAGTCGGCGTATGCGAACCTGAAAAGGGATAAGCCCGATTTCAGTCCGCAGGTTTTTTCCGAAGGCGTTCACATCTTCTGCGACGGCGCCTCCATACCTAATCCGGGCGTCGGTGGCTGGGGATACGTCGTTTACGAAAATGGCGCCGAGGTCGATGCCTTCTGTGGTGGCTCGGCGGAAACCACGAATAACCAGATGGAGCTCGTCGGGCTGCTGAACGCGATAGAGAAAGCCAAGGCACTCTTAGGCAAGTACGGTGATCCCGTGACTATCTGGTGCGACAGCCAATATTGCGTTGAAGGCGTCAACGTCTGGATGAAGACATGGAAGTCGCGCGGATGGAGCAAGCGCAAATTGAACAGCCCGAAACGGGAAGATGGGGGAATCGCTAACCTCGATTTGTGGAAGGCAATAGACGAAGCACTGAAGGACGTCCCGAGTTACGGCTGCGATCTGCATATCAAGTGGGTCAAGGGTCACGACGGCATAGCAGGCAATGAACGCGCCGATGAGTTGGCAGAGCAAGGCAGGCAGCAGATACTGGAACGCCAGTCTGTTGAGCTTGGACTTCTTGACGACGTGAACGAGCTCGATGCCCGGTTTCGCCAGATCATGGGGGCAGCGTGAACCTGCCGGCTCGATCAGCAAACGGAAATAACTTCCACCGGTGGCTGGAAGGATACGGCGTGCGTGTTCGCCCCTTTAGCGAGGGTCGACCATTCCCGTCGCGCCCGACCAACATCATTTACGGGGGAAGGACCATGAAGCGGCTCTGGTCGAATGACGCCGAGCGCGCATCCGTGGTAATACGGTGCATCCAGAGAAGCGATGCCAGATGCTTTGATGATTACACCATTCTGGCGGTCTGGCATTTCCTTGGCGCGCATTTCTCCCACAGCGTTCACTCGGACGCGATTGAGGCATTCGGACGCATCGACATAGCGAAAATTACGAAACGCGCTCACAGGCTCGCCAAGGGCCGATATGGGCGCATGGGAAAGGTGGCCGAAAAGATCGGCAGCCTGATCGCAGACGCAATCATTCCAGAGGAAGATGCAGCATGAAGATTTCGGTGAACAACGAATACATGGACGTCGCCGGCCGAAAGGTGTTGATTGTGGCGATCGAGAAGAACCGGGCCGGGACGAAGCTGTTCCTCGGGTACCAGATCGACCGAGACAAGAACCGGATCGGCCCGGAGCTGTGGTTCAAGTCCGATGGGCGGTCCTTCCTCGGCGGCATGGAAGACAATCTTTGTCGCGAGGCTGATAGCGGCATGGCCTTGAGCGACATGCAGGCGGTCATCCTTGAGCGGATCATCGAAGCGATTGACACAGACATGGCGATGCCTGGTGCCACCGGCCCGCGGATGTATGGAAGCGCGATGCCGGACTACATCCACGATGCAGCGGAACTTAACACGCTGGAGTTCGTGGACGAGCATCTGACCGGCGGCATGCATACCCGGCACAGAAACGCGGCAATCGATGCCGTGACCGAACGTCGGGCGAAATGCAGCAAGGTGCGCATAGGGCGCATGGAGGAAGCGCTGGCTTGGGTGCCTATGTTCGTCTGGGACCACGAAATGCGCGTCGTTCTGTTCGATTATGCTAGGGTCAAAGCCAACGGATGGGACTGGTCGAGGTTCATTTCAGCCCGAAACCGTCGCAACCCGCAAAAAAAGGCTTGGGTTAAACGAACGCTGTATCGCTGGATTGAGAAATCACTTCAACAAATTGAATGCGGCATCATCAACAAATCAATCTTGTTGATGGATACGGCGGGTTTACAGGTGGCACACGGGGAGGCAAAACACGAGGGCAAATCAATAAGATCGGGTTTGCGTTCGTGGACAGCCTCCGAAGATAAGCCCGCTGCATAGCGGATGTAGAGCCGGGGTCCACAAGTCAGGTTTGAGCGGTCGCGCTTGGGTGCGATCTGCTCCTTAGGAGAGTCGCGCCCGGCGCCCTTCACGGGACTAAGCCGGGTTAAAGCCACAGCCTGGGACACATGGACGCCCGGGGAAACAGCGGCAAAATTGGGGTTATCCGGTCCACCCCAGCATACGGCAATGCTGTTCTCCTGCTTTGATGGCAGAGGCGTGATCCGGAAACTTGTTTTTGATCTGGTACCGCTTGCCTTTGTAGAAAATAACAAGAAGCCCTCCGGCTTCATCGTATGAGATGCTCATTCCTTGTTCGTATGCCATTTGTCGATGTCTCCGAGGAATCAGAACAGAACATCAATAGCGTGGCAGATCGAGAGAATACGTCAAACGGATTCCCAAACACTCGGGAGCGCGTATGCGTGTGAGGCTTCGGCCTCCGCGGTGTCCATCCCGTGGGGGGACGCGACTGCCAAGAGTAGTGTTGTAGCCGCAAGGTGGCCTTCGGGCCTTGTCCTCACGGGACCAATTCGCCCGATGGGCAACGACAACAGAATCCCCGCCGCCTATCCTTGGAAGCGCACCGTTGGGGGTCATATTCGCCCAACAGGGCAACGAAGCGTGGGTTCCAACACGCCCCTCAGACCATTGGAACATCTGGCCCGGCACTAACGCCTGATGAAGCGAAAGCAGAAACGGTAAACCCGTCGCGTGGAGTCTCCCCAGCCGGGGAATAACTGGAGACCTAGGAGGGGCACCAATTCGCCCAACAGGGCAACGGAATGCGAGGCGGCGCTGAAAGCAGAAGCGCCTAAAAGCGTGCTAGGATCCGTATCAATACTTGTACCCGCCGCTGGGAGATTGAAGACCCGGGATGGTACGGATAGCCACGGTAGCGTGTGGCCCTCGCAGCAAATCAGGAAGGCGGGCATAGCTCGTGAAGGTTGGGGTTCGTGCCTGGCCGTTCCTTCCTGACCAATTCAAGGATCGTCAGTGATAGCCGAGAAGGCGAAGCGACGAGATCGGGACCGGGGATTGCGGTTTGCAGTCAACGCCGGATAGTTGAAACGATGATGAAAGGTTGGGACGCCAGCCTTCCCGATACATTCCACCAGCCCCGCCCGTAACAAGGTGGGGCTGAATTACGTTTCAGGAGATGAGCATGCGCTGGAAGCCGCTCGAAGGCCGGAAGATGCCAAAGTGGGTTGAATACCTGGCGCTGGTTATCTTCATTCCGCTGATCGCGCCGTTGATCGCCATCCTATTGCTTGAGCAGCAGAAGCGTAAGCTGATTGGCCCTCGCGCTGAATGGTCTACTTGGTTCGCCTGGTATCCAGTTCGATCAGATCGCGGCTTTGGTAACGCCGTCTGGCTTGAATGGGTAGAGCGCCGTGTTTGGTACGGTCAGGTCGAGCACCGCACTATCGAAGAAGCCAAGGCCTCCGCCTAACCCCATTCACCCGCCCACATGGAGAGAGCGATGACCTTCACATTCGAGGCTGGTTGGTGGTTAATCCCGTTTTCTATCACGGCGGCTAGTATCCTATATCTCGTCTTCTGGAAGGGGTTCCTTGCCGACGCTGGTAGCGACATCGGAGCCCGCGCCGTTTCAGGGCTGCTTGATCTCATTGTTATCGGCGTGCTGACCATCCTCTGCCTCATAGCTTGGCTCATCTGGGCGTTGGCTGCCCCATGACCACCACCGAGCAAGAGCGGGAGAGGCGCGTCATCTGTGCCCATTGTGCAGGCACCGGGTTTGCGGACAAAGTCAACAGAGGATTCTTTGCTCCAGGAACTTGTGAGCCTTGCCTCGGATCAGGTTGGGTGGACCCAAAAACTGGCAAGCGGTAGAAAACCATTATCGCGAAATGCCAACCGCCCAGCGGCCGGAAGGAATGATTTTGCGCAAAGCTAAGTTATCGACCATCAAGCCCCAGATCGCCACCATCAAGCCACTGATAGGCAGAGCGACAGGGGACGAGAAGGCAAGGCTAAGGCAGCGTGACCAAGAGATAGAGTGGCGCGCCTGGTACGGGACCGAACGATGGAAGCAGATGCGCAAACGTATCTGGGCCAGAGACAACTACACCTGCCAAGTGACCGGCACCATCTGCATAGGGCGATACCCCGCGGGGAACAGCCCTGTAGCTGACCACAAGATACCGCACCGTGGCGATCCTGCCTTGTTCTGGGATGAGACCAACATCCACACAGTGAGTAAGGGATACCACGACAGCCAGAAGCAACGAGAGGAGCGCGCACAGGCGCGTTGGTAGGCATGGCCCGCACAAGCGATGAGATCACCATCAACGGCTCTGACCTTCTCTGCAGCCTCCGTATAGGCATCAAGATGCCTCGTATGTTCGGCCCTCGAATGACTGTAGCCACATGGCTCTTTCGGTTGGCTGGTGTGGTGAGCGGTACGAACGTTGTGGTCGAGGTAGATGACCATTTGGTGGATGAGCCATTGCCGGAAGTTATTCCTGATTGCAGCAACCCATATGGTGAAGGCATCAGAACAACCGGATCAGGCGGCAGGCCACCCAAGCCAAGAAGGTAGGGGGGGTAGTCAAAAGTCTGAAAAGGCTGGCTTTTCCCCACCCGCGACCCACTCACGCGCACAATTTTTTTACCGAAGCGAGAATTTGGAGCCATGGCAGGTAACAAAAACAGCGGTCGGCTGCCTTTTGCGCCTTCTGACGATGATCGCAACAAAGTCCGAGTTCTTCGGGCAAGCGGCATGTCTCAGGAGGCAATTGCAGAGGCGATCGGCATTTCGGTGAAGACGTTGGTGGTGCATTTTTCTGCTGACATGGAAATCGCAAGCGCAAAGGTGACAGCTGATATACTGATGGCGCGCTATTCCGAAGCCATGAAGGGCAATGTGACCGCTCAGAACAAGATGCTGGAGCAGGTTGGCGCCGTGAAAGCGCAGGAGAAGCGCGCCCCGAAGCCGGAGAAGATGGGCAAGAAGCAGGAGCAGAAGCTGGCCGCTCATAGCGTCGGTGGTCGCTTTGCAACGCCGTCTGCGCCCAAGCTGATCGTGAGCAATGATTGATGTGGGACACAAGCTGTCAGGATTGGGAACGGCGTATCGTCGCCGGTGAATCGCTCATCCCGTTCGATCCCCTGTTCCCTGAGGAAGCAGACGCAGCGCTTGACGTCTTCAAGTCTCTCAAGATCGTGGATGCTCCTGGCAGCCCGACTTTTGGGGAGGCTTGCGAGGAGTGGGTGTTCGATTTCGTCAGGGCCATCTTCGGCGCTTATGACCATGAGACTGCCAAACGGAATATCCGCGAGTTCTTCCTGCTGATCTCGAAGAAGAACTCGAAGTCGACCATCGCCGCCGGCATTATGCTGACGGCTCTGATCCGCAATTGGCGACACTCGGCAGAGCTTCTGATCCTGGCGCCGACGATCGAGATCGCGAACAACTCATATGGACCGGCCGCGGACATGGTGCGCGCCGATCCAGACCTGACGGACCTTCTGCATATTCAGGACAACTTCCGTACGATCACTCACCGGGTGACCGGAGCGAAGCTGAAGGTGGTAGCGGCCGACACTGATACGGTTGGCGGCAAGAAGGCTGCTTTCGTCCTCGTGGACGAGCTTTGGATCTTCGGCAAGCGCAACAACGCGGATGCCATGCTCAGGGAGGCCACAGGCGGCCTTGTGTCGCGTCCAGAGGGATTTGTGATCTATCTGTCGACGCAGAGCGATGCGCCGCCAGCGGGCGTCTTTAAGGCAAAGCTCGATTACTTCCGAGACGTGCGGGACGGCAAGATTGCAGATCGTAAGAGCCTTGGGGTGATCTATGAGTTCCCGAAGGCGATGATAGAGGCGGAATCGTATCTCGACCCGAAGAACTTCTACATCACAAACCCGAACCTCGGCCGCTCAGTTAGCGCCGAGTGGATCGAGGAGGAGCTGGTCAAGGAAGTCGCGAAGGACAGCGAGACGCGCAACACGTTCTTGGCCAAACACCTGAACGTCGAGATCGGGATGAACCTCCGGTCCAACCGCTGGGCCGGTGCGGACTTCTGGGCCGACAAGGCGGACGCAGGGATCGATCTGGAGAGCATTCTGGAGAGGTCGGAGGTTGTCGTGGTCGGTATCGACGGCGGCGGCCTCGATGACCTTTTCGGTCTGACGGTGCTGGGACGTGAACGCGGCTCCCGTGATTGGCTGTCCTGGTCCCATGCATGGTGCCACAAGGGCGTACTGGAGCGTCGCAAGTCGATCGCCTCGAAGCTCAATGACTTCAAGCGCGACGGGCTGCTGACCATCGTTGATGACGAGCTGAAGGATATCTCCGAAATCGTGGAGATTATCTCCGACATCAAGGCCCGCGGGCTGCTGGCCTCGGTCGCCGTGGACCCGGCTGGCCTTGGTGAGATGATCGAAGCTTTGGCCGAGATCGAAGTTACGCAAGAGGCGGGTAATCTCGTCGGCGCCCCACAAGGCTACGCGATGATGAACGCCATCAAGACCGCCGAGCGCAAGCTTGCAAATGGTACTTTGAGGCACGCCCCGTCTGCTCTCATGGACTGGTGTGTCTCGAACCTCAAGATTGAGCCCACGGCTACGGCCATTCGGGCGACGAAACAGAATGCGGGCGATGCAAAGATTGACCCTGTCATGGCGCTCTTTGACGCCGTCACGGTCATGAGCAGAAACCCTGAAGCCCCAACGGTTTTTGACGCCGATTCCTGGATTGCGAGCTATGCATGAACTGGTTCACAAGATTTCTACGCCTTGATGGCGCTAAAGACATCGAGTCATGGCGCGGTGGATCTGTGTCAACGGAGAACGCTGACAATTTCACAACAAACCAGGTGACAGTTGCGGAGTACCGCGACTATAGGGCCACCAACAGCGGTGTGGGCCTGTCGGCAACGTGGGCGTGCGTGCAATTGATCGCCGGCACGATCGCGTCACTGCCTCTGATGGTATACCGCACCGGACCGGACGGTATTCGAACGGTCGCGAAGGACCACCCGCTTTATTTTGTGCTGCATGACAGTCCCAATTTCGACCAGACAGCGGTTGACTTTTGGGAGGTTATGGCGGCGAGCATTGAACTTTATGGCAACGCCTACGCTCTCATGTCGCGTCGATCGTCTGACGGCGCTCTGACCTCTCTATACCCGATCCGGCCCGACTTAGTGAAGGTTCGTCGGAATGCAGACGGAAATCTGCAGTACGAGTGGACAGACAACGGCAAGCGCGTGGTCAAGGCTGGAAAAGATGTCTTGCATATTCGCGGATCGTTCGGAGACGCGCTTGGCGGCGCATCAACCCTCTCCATTTGCCGCAATGTATTCGATGATGCGATGGCGGCGGAGCAAGCTGCCGGCGCAATGTTCGATAATGGCGTCAATCCGAGTGGGATACTCAAAACCAAGGACGACGTGCGGCTGACGCCAGAGCAACGCGAAGAGTTGGAACGCCTTCTCCAGCAAAAGTATCAGGGGTCGGTCCGCCAAGGCCGTCCGATGCTCCTCGACAACGGCCTCGACTGGAAGCAATTGTCAATCAACCCCGCAGACGCGCAGATGCTGGAAAGTCGGAAATTCAGCGGAGAGCAAATCTGCCGAGTTTTCGGCGTTCCTCCGGCAATGGTCGGTTTCGGTGACAAAGCATCGAACTGGGGAACCGGAAAAGAAGTAGACGTCCTCGGGTTTCAGAAATTCGCGCTTCGCAAGCGTCTAAAGCGCATCGAGCAGTCTCTTTTGAAGCAGCTTGTCCCTCTTTCTGAGCGCCGCGCGCAAGGAATTACCATCGAATTTAACCTTGACGGTCTGCTTCGAGGCGACACGGCCAGCCGGTACGACGCCTATGAAAAGGCCATTCGCATGGGACTGAAGACGCGAAACGAGTGTCGGGCCCTTGAAAACGACCCACCAGTTGAGGGCGGAGACGTAATCACGGTGCAAATGCAGGACATTCCGCTAGCGAATGCCATCAATGGAGGCCGAAATGACGAATCCTAAGACGGCTCCGGTTCTTGAGATCAAGTCTCTCAAAGAAAACGGTGAGTTTGAGGGCTACGGCTCGACCTTTGGCGGCGAACCGGATGCCTATGGCGATGTGATCGCCCCAGGCGCCTATACCGAGAGCCTTGCCAGGCACAAAGCTAAGGGCACGATGCCAAAGCTCTTCTGGCAGCACAACTCTGATGAGCCGATCGGCAAGTGGTTGGATGCTAACGAAGATAACCACGGCCTGCTGATGCAGGGGAAACTGAACATGGACGTCCAGCGGGGCCGGGAAGCTTATGCTCTTCTCAAGGCTGGCGACATTGACGGTTTGTCGATCGGCTATCGGATCAAGGAATACAGCGTCGATACCGAAAGTGGTGTCTGGACACTGGAGAAGCTGGATCTTGTGGAGGTCAGCATCGTGTCCGTAGGCGCCAACGAGAATGCGGTCGTGCAAAGCGTGAAGGCGGCTAAGGCCGCTCACGACCTCACGGAGAAGCTGAAGGCCGGGGACCGGCTGACAGAGCGAGAATTTGAAGTCTGGCTCAAGGGGCTTGGCTTTTCAAATTCGCAGGCGGAGCGCGCCGCGCGTCTCCATCTGAAAGGGCAGGGGGAACCTGCCTATGCGGCTGACGGCGTCGCGTTCTTGCGCGCCTTGATGGGCTGACAGCCCAAAATCAACCCCAACAGGAGGTTCCCATGTCGGAACAGAAGACTGCGGCCGAGCTTGCCGCAGAGGTCAAACGCGACTTCGAAACCAAGCATGACAAGGTCAAGGAAATTGCTGAAAAGGCACTGGCAGAGGCCGAAAAGGGTCTGCCGATGGCTGAGACTGCCAAGCAGTTGGCCGATCAGGCGATCACCAGCATGAACGAGGCGAAAGCACGTCTTGACGAGGTGGAGCAGAAGCTTGCCAGCCGCGGCGAACAGACCCACGGTGAACGCACCGCCGGTGAACGGTTTGTGGAAGACGAGGGTTTCAAGTCCTTCGCCGGCCAGACCCGCCCTCGCGGCCGTCACATCGTGGAAGTGAAGGATATCTCGTCCCTCACGACCGACGCCGCCGGTTCCGTCGGCACGATGGTTCAGCCCCAGCGCGTTGCTGGTACCGAACTGCCGCAGCGCCGCATGACGATCCGCGCCCTTCTGGCGCAGGGCAACACCAACTCCAACTCGATCGAGTACGACAAGGAGAAGGGCTTCACCAACAACGCGGCTCCGGTCGCTGAAGGCGCGCTGAAGCCTCAGTCCGAAATCCAGTACGAAGAGGCGACCGCTCCGGTTCGCACCATCGCTCATTGGATGAGAGCATCGGTACAGATCCTGGCAGACGCGCCCGGCCTTCGTTCGATCATCGACAACCGCCTTCGTTATGGCCTCTCCTATGTCGAAGAAGCCCAGCTTCTCAACGGCAGTGGCAGCGGTCAGAACCTCGAAGGTCTGGTGACGGCAGCAACTGCCTTTGCCGCCCCTGGAGGCCTTGTTGCTGGCCAGATGATCGATACGGTTCGTCTGGGGATGTTGCAGGTTGCTCTGGCCGAGTACCCGCCGAATGGCGTTGTCCTTAACCCGATCGACTGGGCATATATCGAAATGCTCAAGGATGGCGAGGGCCGCTATCTGATCGGCAATCCGCAGGGTACGCTCAGCCCCAGCCTTTGGGGCCTGCCAGTCGTCGCAACTCAGGCGATGGGTGTTGACAAGTTCCTTGTCGGGGCTTTCGACCTCGCGGCGCAGATCTTCGATCGTCAGGATGCGACGGTGGAAGTCTCCACGGAAGACCAGGACAACTTCGTCAAGAACAAGGTCACGATCCGCGCAGAAGAACGCCTCGCGCTCGCGATCTACCGCGAAGAAGCGCTGGTGTATGGCGATCTCGGCCGCGTGACTTGATCGGGTTCGGCTCATCAAGGGGGGCAGCTTCGGTTGCCCTCTCTATGAACCGAAGGAGAAGTGAAATGATCAAAGCAATCCTCACCAAACCTCTGGATGGTCAGCCGGAAGGCACGGAGCGGGAGTTTAGCCAGGCGGACTTCGACCGGCTGAGCGCAAAAGGTGCAGTTCGGGCGGTTTCTGCCGCGACAGCTGCGTCAAAACCTGCCAACAAAAAGGCGCCAGCCGTCGAGAACAAGGCATCAATTTGATGTTTCGCCCAGTGCGCATTACGCCGCCGGCTGTTCTTCCGGTCTCCGTAGAATACGTGAAGAAAGCGCTTCGCATCGACAGCAATGACGATGATGACGCTATTGACCGTCTTGTCCATGCAGCAGTCGATTTTTACGAAGGCTGGACCGGCATTCTAGGCATTTGCCTAGTGGAACAGACCTGGAGCCAGAGCTTCGACAGGTTCGATCGCTCTCTTTGCCTCCCGCTTGGGCCGGTTATCGAAGTTTTGTCTGTCTCGTGGCGCGATGCAGATGGCAACCCAGCTACGGTTCCTGCGTCAAACTATGCGCTCGAGACGAACTCCGGTGGTCAGTCCCACGTCCGGTTCCGAAATGCGTTCTCGCTGCCTTCGGGCCTATATGAGCGAGGCGCCGTGGCTGTCCAATACAAGGCGGGCTGGCCAGTGATCGAAGGCAAGCCAACCGTCCCAAAAGATATTTGCACGGCCATCATCGCGCGGGTGCAGATCGGCTACGAGCAAAGCGCGTCCGAAGCTGGTGCGATGCTTTCTGTCATTGAAAATGCGCTGATTTCGAAGTGGCGCAGATTTGCAGTTTAAGGAGGCCCAGATGGCCCGTGTACGCTTCAAGCAGGACTTCGACTACAAACCCACACCCCAGAGCACAATCGCCTACAAGGCGGGCTGGGAGGGCACTGTAAGGCGCGAATGCGCGGAAGAAGCCGTTGCCGCCGGTAAGGCAGAATGGGCCGGTAAAGACGCGGAGGCAAAGCAAGATGGCGAGGCCGAGATCAGCCGGTGATCTGTTCCACCGTGTCGCATTCGACAAGCGCGAAGAAATAGACCGGGGAGATGGTGTCTTTGTTGGTCAGTGGGTCGAGCAGTTTCAGGTTCGGGCAGGCTTTGCGCATTTGCGCGGCGGCGAAAGCGTCATGGCTGACCGCCTTCAAGGTCAGCACACACAGGTCATATTCGTTCGTTCGTCTTCGCAGACACGGGCAGTGGATACGGACTGGCGGGTGAGGGATGCTCGAACCGGAACCGAGTTCAACATCCGCGACGTGACGCCCACCGATGACCGACAGTGGCTTGATTTCCTCTGTCAGAGCGGTGTGGCAAGCGGATGACGAAAATTCAAGGTCTCGATCGCCTCAACAAGAAGCTGGCGAAGTTGCCCGCGGTCGCAAAGCAGATGATCCGGCAGGCGATGGAAGCCAAGGCGAATGAAATCGTCGCCATGATGAAAAACCTTGTCCCGGTCGATGACGGAACGCTGCGCGACAGCATCGGCTGGACGTGGGGCAAGGCCCCGAAGGGATCGCTTACTATCGCGTCTGTCCAGGCGACTGGCGACAGCGATATGACGCTGACGATCTACGCCGGCAATAAGGAAGCCTATTATTCTAGGTTCGTAGAGTTCGGTACGGCGCGGCATGAGAACGGCGGCTTGTTCGCCGGCTCCATCCATCCTGGCACGACAGCGCAGCCGTTTTTTTTCGTGAGCTACAGAGCAAACAAGCGGCGCACGGTTCGGGCGGTTCGGAAAGCATCGCGTGACGCAGCAAAGAAGGTGGCGGCAGGATCATGAAAAACGACGCTGCGCACGAATTACAGGTCGCGATCATCAACGCGCTGAAAGCCAGCACCGATGTCGTCGCCCTGGTCAGCAATCGTATCTATGACCGCGTGCCGACGACTGACGGCAAGATCACCGCGACCTTTCCTTACATCTCGTTTGGGCCGGTGCAGGACTTGCCGGAGGACGCTGACTGCATCGAAGCATCCGAGCTGGTCATCCAGTTGGACGCGTGGTCCCGCGATCCCGGCTTCATGGAAGGCCGAAAGATAGCCAAGGCCATCAAGAAGGCTCTGGACGAACAAAGCCTGCACTTGGCCGATAACGCCCTTGTCTATTTCGAGTTTGACGGCCGCCGCGATCTGCGCGCGCCGGATGGCTTGACAACCCAGATCGTCAGCACGTTCCGCGCTGGCGTCGAGCATCACTGAAAACGCCAACACAGGAGGCCGTAATGGCTCAAGCAACCACCATCAAGGGGGGCCGCATCCGCGTGCTCCTCGGCAACGACGCTGATCCTATCGTGTACGCTGCACCTTGCGGCTTTACTCAGCGGTCCATCACGCTGAACAAGGGCCTCGAAGAGGTCAACATTCCCGATTGCGACGATCCCGATAAGGTCGATTGGGTTGGCCGCGACGCGACATCGCTTTCCATGGGCATCTCTGGCGAAGGCGTGCTTGCATCCGAGAGCGTCGACACCTGGATTGAAGGCTTCGAAAGCATCGAGAGCATCCCGGTCAAGGTCGAATGGGAGTTTCCCGCAAAGACGATCACCTGGACCGGCCGCATGCACATCGAAAGCATGGAAGTAGGCGCCAACAACGGCCAGCGCGCAACCAACAACGTTTCGCTCCAGAGTGATGGCGAAATGGTTCGCGTCACTACGCCGGTCACACCGTAATGTCAGCGGCGCCAAACGTAAGGTTCGGCTTGCCTGAAAGCGATCAGGCAAGTTTCAAAGCCGAAGCAATGGCCATCGGCAGGCTTCCAGAAGAAGAACGCGCGGCGTACTCGATCACAAAAGAGATGTTCGATACAGGCGAAGGCTGGGCATACCACGAGGGAGGGGCCATGCGCATCGACAAGGGCGGCATAGTGCTTTGTTGGCGGCGCATTGATACCGGATCGGCTCCGTATCTGGGAGACGACTGGAGAGATGGAGTGCACAATGCGTGACGCAACTGTCACATTCGACTGGGCAGACGGGACTTACTCGTTCCGTCTTGCCTGGGGTCAACTGGCCGAGCTTCAGGAGAAGTGCGATGCTGGTCCGTATGTGGTGCTCCAGCGCCTTCACAGCGGCGAGTGGCGCATTGAAGACGTCAGCAACATCATCAGGCTCGGCCTGATCGGTGGCGGCATGGAGCCAGCGCCGGCGCTCAAGCTAACGCGCGCATACGTCGAGGCTCGTCCACCGATGGAGAACATCATTCCAGCGCAGGTCATTCTGTCTGCGGCGCTCACGGGCGCGCCGGAGGAGAAGGTGGGGGAGGGCGACGCAGCAAATCAAAAGACAGACAGCTTGACGAACTCCCAAACGGAAAGCTGAGATTTGCTGCGATCTACGGGACCGGCGCTGTGATGGGTTTCACGCCACAGCAGGTAAACGACATGACGGTGTGGCAGTTCATGGCGGCGGTAGACGGTTACGTCGATGCCAACTCACCAGATGACGGCGGGCTGACGGCGAAGGAAGTCGATGAGCTATGGGATTGGCTTTGATGCCGATTCCCTTCATCGCCACATGCCGTTATCCTTGGGCTGCTCTATCCCCTCGTATTCGCGACCCATGATCATCATCGGAATTGATGCCAAGAAGGCCAAGACCCCGATCGTGATGAGTATGTGAAAGATCGTGACGTCTGGAATTTCTGAGGCGTTTCGGATGTTCCCGCGCAACGACGTGAGCATATGTTTGAGCCACTCTCTCGTGCCAATCGCAATGCATGGGCCAAGGATAAAAAGGGCCAGTCCCCATTTCCCTAGGCGCGTGAACCTTTGCTTTAACTTCAATGCGGCCTCCCTCAGGTTGCCCCAAACATATCAGGACAACACTTAATGGCAACCGATCTAGAGCGTCTGGTCGTTCAGCTCTCCGCCGATGTGAAGGGATATCAGAACGCCCTAAATCGTGCGCAGGGGATTACGAACCGGCAGGCTCGGGCCATTGAGAGCCGTTTTGCGAGGATGAATAGCAACATCAACGCGTCTTTCCGTGGTATGTTGGCAGGTTCAGTCGCTGGCGTTGGCGGAATATTGGGAACTAGAGAGATAGTCCAATATGCCGATGCATGGACCGAGGCCGGAAACAAAATCCGCGCCGCGGCGACATCGGCAGGCGTTCAGGTGCGGTCGCTAACTCAACTGAAAGATGGCGCCAATGAAGCGCGGACTTCATTCGGTGACTACGTCGACCTTTACGCGCGCCTGATAAGATCGGCTTCTGGAGTCGCGAAATCCGAACAGGAGATTGCGACGGCAACAGACATCGTCTCAAAGGCATTCAAAGCAGGTGGCGCGTCTGCACAGGAGCAAGCCGCGGGCATCTTGCAGCTTGGCCAGGCTCTTGGATCAGGTGTTCTCCAGGGTGACGAGCTTCGCTCCCTGCGCGAAAACGCTCCCATCCTTGCTCAGGCTATCGCGGCAGAATTTGAAACGACGATTGCGGGTCTAAAGGACCTCGGCGCAGAGGGTAAGCTAACTTCTGATCGGGTTTTCAAAGCTATTCTGAACGCCCAAAAGCCGATCGAGGCGCAATTCAAGGCGACAAACGCGACCATCGCCGACAGCTTCACGCGGCTGAACAATGAGTTCACCGCGTATATTGGGCTCGCCGACAATTCCAACGGCGCGAGCGCAAAGCTTGTCGAGGCGCTAAATCTCCTGGCGTCTAACTTTTCAGAGACTGCAGACGCAGTGGTGGCGTTTTCTGCGGTCCTGATTGGGGCCTTCACTGGTCGGGCTGTAGCTGGAGCTGTTGTTGGGCTCGGGCAGGCGGTGGCTGCTCTCGGGGCATTTTTGGCTGCGCTCCGTGCAGGAACAGTCACAGCCGCCGCTTTCAGCTCTGCACTTGGTCCAGTCGGGTTGCTTGCAGGTGCTGCGGCTACCGCAATATTCCTAATGTATGACGCCAATTCTGACGCAGAGCGTGCAGCGAAGGCTCACGGGGAGGCGGTCAACGAACTGAAATTCCAGATCGAGAATCTGGATTACGCCAATAGCGCGGCCGTCGCATCCACCAGAACAAAAATTGCTTCTGATGTTGAGGCGGCAAAGGCTGCACTAGAAAGAGCCAAGGCCGAACAGGCCCTAGCGGCGTCGCTGGTGCGTGAGGAAGTCAACCCATCAATGTCGTTGTATCCCTCACCGGGTGCGACTGACGTCGAGAACACCATTAGCCAGAACCCGATCGTTAAAGAGCGGCAGCAACTTATCGACCAGTTGGACAAGCAGCTAAAGGACCTTGAGGGCATCAATGCTCAGTTTGAGAGCTATGCCTCGGGAAAGGCGAAGCCAACGAGAGACACTACCGGCTTTGGAGCAGGAGTGGGAGCTGGAGGTTCTGGATCCGGAAAATCGGCTTCAGGTCGCACCCGTGCCGACGAGTACGCTCGAGAGGTCGAGCAGATCACGAAGCGAACGGCCGCCTTGAAGGCTGAAACCGAAGCGCAGGCAGGCCTTAACCCGCTGATCAATGACTATGGCTATGCGGTTGAATTCGCCAGAGCAAAACAAGACCTTCTTACAGCCGCGCAAGAGGCAGGCGTCAAGATCACGCCCGAGCTGACAAAGTCGATCGAAGGGCTCGCCGCCGGTTACGCGAACGCTGTTGTCGCATCGGAGCAATTGGCCGAAAAGCAAGATGAGATCCGCCAACGTGCCGAGGAAGCCATGGCTACTGCCAAGGATGTCACGCGAGGCATTATCGATGGATTCGTTGAGGGCGCCAGTGCGGCAGACATCTTGGCCGACAGCCTCAAGAAGATCGGCAATGCGCTGATCGATGACGTGTTGAACAGTATCTTTAAGGTCAACAACGCTGCTGGCGGCGGTGGTGGGTTCTTGAGCGGCCTGTTCAGTCTGTTTGGCGGCGGCAAGAGCAGCTTCCCTTCAGCACCCGGCGGACTTTTCTCTGAGGGCGGGTACACCGGCGACGGCGGCAAATATCAGCCCGCAGGCGTCGTGCACAAAGGCGAGTACGTGTTCGATCAAGCAGCCGTCAAAGCTGCCGGCGGTCCTGCGGCCATGGAGGCCATGCGGCGGAATCTCAAAGGCTATGCCAACGGCGGACCGGTCGGGATCTCGGTTCCGAGTGTTCCGAGCTTGAGGCCAATGTCCCCGCAATCCGCCGGTGTCGTCGTCAACTTCAATCCAGTCATCGACAATCGCGGCGCATCTGTTGAAGCCGTCGCGAGGCAGGAAAAGGCGCTGGCCAAGATGCAGGGCGAGCTCCAAAGCCGCGTTGAGGCCGCCGTTCGGTCTGCTCAGAAACGAAACGTGAAGTTGGGGTAAGGCAATGACCAAAGTCGTGAACAGCAGCGAATACAGCAACAACTCTATTTTCGTCGGCTGCAGTGTCAACGAGGATGGCGAGCCGCTTGTCGAGGTCAACGGAAAGGCTATCGGCACGGTCGCTGGCTTGCTCGATTTCCTCGGCAAGTATGAAGGCCAGCAGAAGGCAACGGTCAACGTCAAGTGGGCGGTAAGCGCGGTGCCTGATGGTTTCCTCGGCCCGAGGGATTACAAGATTGCACCGGCATATCGGACGGCGGCTCTTCTGATGGATGTCCCCGCCAGCACGGAAGCAACTCCGATCGTATTGAAGGCGAGCGAGCTCTACGCTGGAGGCGCGAAGGTTAAGACTCTAGATGAGTTATCCAGTCATCTCGCCAACGTCGACATCAAAGATGCCCACATAGGCCCGCTCTCAGCTGGCGCTACCAACATCGAAGGCGCCGACAGAGACGCGGTGGCCAGACTACAGCGTGAGCTTGATGACCTGAAAGCCTCCCTGCCGAGACGTGTTGAGGAGGCCATCAAGTCTGCCAGCATACGAAACGTCAGGCACCATCTATGACAATCACATACCCGCTCCCAACTTCGTTCTTCGATGAGTTCCCTGGCTGGTCGACCGAGTTCAACCTGCTCTGGCGGCAGGAGCAGTCGCGCACGGCCGGCGGCCGAACGGTCGTCAAGGACATGGGCTCGCCACTCTGGCAGATGACGGCGCAATCGCGCTCGATGAAGCCAAACGAGCTGGACTACTGGCGTGCGCGGCTGACGAGCTTGGAAAACGGGCTCAAGACGTTCCGCGCATTTCCGAAATCCCGCTGTTTCCCGGTGGCGTATCCGAACGGCAGTTGGCCGACCGGCGGCGCATTCTCCGGAGTGGGGCAGGTGGCAACGATTGCGAGTAACCGCAAGGCTGTCTCGCTCTCCGGCCTTCCCGCTGGCTACAAGGTCACGGTGGGCGACTTCATCCAGATTGGCGACAAAGACCTGCATATGGTGATGGAGCCTATGACGGCCAGCGCAGGCGGTGTGACAACGCAGTTTGAGGTTCGTCCGCATCTATGGCCCGGTGTCACGGCGCCTGTGGCGGCGACGCTGGTAAAGCCTTCCTGCATCATGGCGATCGTGCCCGGCTCGATCTCGACAACAGCCGACATGGCCACCGGCCGCGGCACGGTCACGTTTCAGGCGATTGAGACAAGATGATTCAACGGGCGACGCAAAGGGCATAGCGATGACAGAGACAATTATAGACCGGGTAGCAAAGGTTATTAAGGCGGAGACAGACAAGTTCGATGCGCCGGTCAATCTTTACATCGAACCCGAAGCCGGCAAGCGCTTCGAGCGAGATAATCCCGGCAAGGATAGCATCTGTGATGCCGGTTATGACGAGCTGGAAAGCTATCGGATCATCGCGCGTGCAGTCATCGAAGCGATGTTTGGCCGAGAATAATTGGCGCCGCACTGGGCAAATAACCCGACACCCCCGTAGGTCAAAATGAGAAACATCTCAGCAGAAAACCTTGCTGCGCTTGAGGCGCGGCAGCTGGTGGCGCGCGACTTCCTCTGGTTCGTTGCGCGCGATCGAGCAACTGGTGCGCCGGTCACTGACGGCATGTGGTCGGACGTCGGCAACGTGTCTGCGGCCATCGTGCATCCGGATACAGGCTTGCCTGTCACGCGTGACTGGTACGGCTCCGGCACGCTGGTGCAGATCGATGACATTCCGCTCGTCGCCAACCTCTCGGTGCAGAACGTCAATATCCGCCTGTCGCAGGTGAGCGAGCACGTGCAGACGCTGGTGCGGCAGTATGATTGCCGCCAGGCCCGCGTCGAGATTTACCGAGGCCTGTTCGATCCGGACAGCCGCCAGATGGTGGCGCCAGCTGAATGCCGCTTTGTTGGCTTCGTCGATACCATCACAATCAACACGCCTTCCGAGAACGAAGAGGGCAGCGTGACGATGGTGTGCGCCAGCCATACGCAGGAAATGACCCGGTCTAACCCGTCGACGCGCAGTCATGCCACGCAGGTACTGCGACAGGCCGGCGATGCATTCTACACCGACGCTGACACCTCGTCCGAGTGGGAATTCTTCTGGGGATCCGAAAAGGGCAAGGTTGCCACGCAAAAGAAACGCAAGAAGCTGTTCGGGATATTCTGATGGATATCCGGTTCGCAAATCGCGAGGACCGTGATCGCGTTGTGGCACTTCTTCGGGAAAGCCACGAGGCCGCAGGGTTCACCTTCCCGTTCCGAGCAGCTTACGCCGATCAACTATTTCAGCAGCATCTGGCGTCGGACAAGGCCTGCGTTCTTGTCGCGGGCGATCCCGCGCAAGGTGTGTTGATGGCCTGTGCTTTCGAGCACCCATTCGGCGCTGGTCGCATTGCCAAGGAAACGGTCTGGTTCGTGACGCCAGAAGCGCGAGGCCGAGGAGCGATCAAGATGCTTGATGCTTACGAAACGTGGGCACGGTCTGTCGGCTGTGTCTCTGCTGGCATGGCATCATTGGCTACCAATGACGTTTCCAGCCTCTACGAGCGGCGCGGCTACAGCGCTGTCGAAACACACTTCATGAAGTCGCTCTAGCGGCCGCACGCATCCCAAGGAAAATCGATGGCAATCTTTTCACTCGCCACCGCGATCATCGGTGGGATATCGAGTTTTATTGGCGGCCTTGGTGCAGTCGGCGCGTTCCTGTTGAAAACTGCGGTTGGCCTCGGTGCCAGCCTTCTTGCGCAATCGCTCGCTGGCCAGCCCAAAGACCCGACGTTCTCCATAAACGGCACACTGCAGGGCGGCGGCGATGTTGCTCGCTCGTTCATTCTGGGTCGCACGGCTACCGCTGGTTCGCTCGTGTTCGTCAATACCTGGGGGCAGGACGGCGATACGCCGAACGCCTATCTGACGCAGGTTATCGCTCTGTCGGATTTGCCCGTGCGTGGCCTTGCCGAGGTCTGGGTTAATGGCGAGTTGGTGACGCTCGGCGGGCTGACGGATCGCGGCTATGCGGTCAACCAGTATCCGGACAGCCTCTGGGTCAAGTTTTACGACGGCACGCAGACGACGGCCGATAGCTTCCTGTTTACGTCCGTATCGAACGGCAACAGGTGGTGGAACCCGGATCGGATCGGGCGCGGCGTTGCTTATGCGATCGTAACGGCTCGCGTCTCGAAGAACATGTTTTCGGGCGTGCCGTCCTTCAAGTTCGTGCTCGAAGGTCTGCGGCTCTACGATATCTCGCGCGACAGCACGCAAGGTGGCGTCGGTCCGCAGCGTTTTGCCGATCCGGCGACGTGGGGCGGCGATGGTGACTTCCTGCCAGCAGTCCAGATCTACAATCTGCTGCGCGGCATCACCTATAACGGCCAGTGGTTCTATGGTCTCCAGAACCTGTCCTCGTCCCGTCTGCCTGCCGCAGCGTGGATTGCGCAGATCGAGAAGCATCGCGCCGGCACACTGGAGTCGACCGGATGGGTTAACACATACCGGAGCGGCGGAGAAATTCAGGTTGATGCGCCTCTGACCTCCGCAGTTGAAGCATTACTGACGGCTTGTCAGGGCAGGATTTCGGAAGTCGGCGGCGTCTACTATCTTCATTCTGGCGCGCCGGATGCTCCGGTTATAGCCTTCACCGACGATGATATTCTGTCGACGGAAGAGCAGGAGTTTACGCCGTTCCTCGGGCTGGCCGACACCATCAACGGCGTTTCTGCTAACTATCCTTCGCCGGCAGATGGCTGGGTCGCCAAGACCGCACCGCCGCTCTATCGGACGGACCTTGAAGCGATCGACGGCAACCGCCGCCTGATGGCTGACGTCGACCTGAACTTCGTTCCTTATCCGGAACAGGTTCAGCGTTTGATGAAGTCGGCGCTTGAGGAGGCTCGACGCTTCCGCAGGCACACGATTGTTCTGCCTCCGAAATTCTGGGCCTATGCGACACCAGGTACGGTGTTTTCGTGGACGTCAGAGCGTAACGGTTACATCGCGAAACTGATGCGCCTCGACGGCGTGGCGGATCGCGCCAACCTCGATGTCATGGTCGACATCACTGAGGTTGATCCAGCCGATTATGACTGGAGCACGGATACCGAGTTCCAGCCTCCTGTTGATGGCCAGCTTGGCGTCATTCGTCCGACGCCGCAGCCAATCGTGGACTGGTTTGCAGAACCGGCCACCATCAAGGACGCGGCTGGTGATGATCGCAGACCGGCGATCCGGCTGACTTGGGACAATACTGATGGGCGCCTCGATGACGTGATTGGCATCGAATACGAGGTCAGATTACAGGCGTCGCTTGAAAAGATCTCGGAGGGTCGCACGGACCAACCGCAGGTCGGCTCAATGCTCATCTCGCAGGGGCTGCTGCCGAATGAGAGCTACGTCGTTCGTGGCCGCTACATTCCCGGTGGCGATAGGCCTGTGCTGTGGTCTGGTTCCATTCCAGTCACGACACCGAACATCCTGCTCTCCGACAAGGATGTGTTTGTCGATGTCGACCTGACTGGCGTCGAAGAGGCGCTTGGCTGGCTGCGCAACAGCACAAGAACCGCGCAGGATGCCATCGACGGCATCCTCGCTGGCATGATGGAGCTTTCGGTTGTTGCCTACAAGGACACCCGCAATCTCGCCAGAGAGATGTCTGTCGAGCTTGGCGCGGCGCGTGCTGAATATCGCGAGGAGATCCAGCTTGCCGT